TAAGACTACTGTAATTCAATTTGTGATTTTTCTCCTAAAAACTGCTCCATAAGCCCCTTTAAATCTTGAATCTCCTTTTTAAGACTTACTATTGTATTTTGCGATTCTTGAGCCATCTTCTTATACTCCGATAATGAAGTTTGTGCCATTTCTTGAATTCGAGCATCCGAAGTTTCTGCCATCAATTCTGCCTCCTCGCTGCTTTCTACAACAGCAGATGTGCCAAGTTCAAGCTTTTTACATACTAACTTAGCCAATCTTTCTGCCTCTCCTTCAGCGAGGGTGACATCTAACCCCCTTGTTGGACTGTGGGGCTGGTGAATAACTTTTGCTCCATTCACATAAATCTCATAGCCACCGTCAATCAATCTGTATTCAATCATTATTTTCCCCTCCTAAAATATTATCCCATCTGACTGTATTTCCCCGTACCATACATCTGAAAGGTTTTTAGTTCCGTCATAGCCACACATAATCCAAAGTTTATCACCAAATACAGCCGACCCAACATCACTTCGTGGACTCCAATCAGCGTTATTGTAGGCTTTTGTCCAAGAAGATCCGTCAGTAGAATACCAAACATCATTATACGTAGAGCCACCAAAAACCCACATTTTGTTATCAAAAACTTCAGCGCTAAAACCCGTTCTGGCAGACCATGAAGCGGTAGCTGTAGCTCGAGTCCAGGTTGAACCATTAGTTGTATACCAAACATCACGCTGGTTATCCCAGCCTCCAATAACCCACATCTTATTATCATATACCAGCATTTTATGGTAGCGTTTAGCCGACCAACCTGGTTGCGCACCTTGAGTCCATACACTACCATTAGTTGAATACCATACATCTCTTACAGCACCGCTTGTACTACCACCTGTCAACCACATTTTTCCGTCAAACACAGTATAGCCAAACATATGTCTTTTCTCCCAGGCAGCCGCAGAAGTTGCTTGAGTCCAAGAAGAGCCGTTAGTCGTATACCAAACATCATTTAATTCATTAGATGATGTAAAACCACCAAAAACCCACATCTTATTATCATAATTCAGCAGACCAAACGAGTACCTACCCGTCCACGCAGCGCTTGAAGTAGCTTGAGTCCAAGATGTCCCATTAGTTGTATACCAAACATTTCTAGGTAGGTTGTTATTACTGTCAAAACCGCCCATATGCCACATCTTTCCGTCAAAAACAATTGCTTGACCATAATTTCTGGCTCCCCAGTTAATAGAAGCAGTTGTTCGAGTAAAACCAAGTCTTTTAGGTTCTGCAGAACCGCTGAGGCCAAAGATACTCTTGCCTTTAAGTATATTACTTGCTATGAAATTGCTGTCCGAGTATTGTACACTATTGGTAGTTGACCCGTCATAATAGCCAGGCTGGGGTCTAAATCTTAAAGTTGTACCGCTCACAATTCTACTTTGCGCTGTTACATGACCAGTCCTATTAGGCATAGACCCCGTTATTTCTCCTGCGTCTGTTGATGCAGTTTTACCAGAGAGAAGGTCAGACGCAGTAGCATTACCAGTTGCCCCTTCACCCTGTAAGATAAAATTTGTGCCATTGTACCTCAATGTATAAATGCTGCCTGCTATAAGTTTCCCAGCAGTTAAAGCATTCCCTCTTGGGTCTCTTATAGATTTAGCACCCTTGCTGTTAATATTTATCGTTGAAGCACCAGTGTTGCTCGCATTGATTTTAACCGCTACAGCCACCCCTTCTGTATAACTAGTCAGGGGTGGATTTAAGGTTACTGTATAAGTGTTTGCCGACCCTGATGCAACTCCATAGGGTATTTGTAAAATGTAATTTTCGAGGTGGGAATCCATTACTTCCTTATTAATAAGTGCAACATTTCCACCAGAATTTCCAACAAACACTTCCTTCGTGTCAGTGCAAAGGGCAGGTTCTCCCACATCTAAAGCAGGCAGATTTGTTTTTAGCCCTCGCCGTATTTGTATTTTATTGGCCATAATCTTTAACCCCCTTCCTAAAATGTGCCGCCATCAATTGCCCCACTAGCTGGAATATAACCTAATGATCTTACAAAGGCGGTTGTGGCAAGTCTGGTTGAATTATCCTCGGAACTGGGCGTTGGCGCTGTTGGAGTGCCAGTAAACTCAGGACTATCTATATCTGCTTTGCCATTCCAAGTGTTTTTTTCCGCATCCGATACAAAACGATGGGTAGAGCTTTGCGTAATCATAGTAGCTACATGGCTTGCTGGATGAGTATAATTATTGGCACCCGCGGCCACCCCATCAAGCTTAGCTTTATCTCCTTTAGCCATCAAACCGTCAATTCCAGCTGTGGCTTTAGGAATTGCGTTTGCGGAAATAGCAACCCACTCGGTTCCGCTATATCGATAGGTGTAATCTGTATCTTTGACATTCACTGTCCAACCGTCTTGAGGATTAGGATAGGTAGTAGCGATACTTGCATAGGTATCAACCGACTCTTTCCAGTCAATATTTGTCTCTAAAGTGGAGAACTTGTTATCAATTTCATTTTTTGTGTATTTATCAGACCAGTTGGCTTTGTCTTGAGTTGTTACATGAACAGAGCTATTTCCAGCATGATTTGATATATCAGTATTTAGTGCTGCAATGGTTTTTACTGGAGCGTCATACCAGTTGGTTTTACCGGTGATGCTTTTGATGACTTTTGCTAGAAAAGAAAACAGCTGCGTCAGAGTTCCTGTATTTGAAACTGTAGCAGCTATCCCTTGGTCTATGGTTCTGTTCCCAATATTTTCATCTGTTATCTCATTTGCTCCAATATCGGGATTAATAAGTACCTTTTCTGTACCATCCCCTATATAGAGCTTTTTTGTATCAAGGGTAAAAGCCGGCTCTCCCGCCTGGAGACTAAGACTTGGCAGGTTAGTGCTTTGCCCTCGTTTAAGCTTAATTGTTGCCATAACTCACTCCTCCTTAAAATTCTCCACCATCTGGTGAATAGTCTACATATGTTTCAAAGAAGTCCCCAGCATCAATAGGTATAAACCCTAAGTTTTCCTGCAGCCACCGGACACGATTAAGCAATTCTCCAGCTTCTGCGTCACCGATTAGGCTTTCAATTTGTGCCAAGTAATCCTCGGCTCTTGTGCTGTATTCCTCTTGCTTAGTTAAAAGTTCAGTTTCAAAAGTAGAAGTGGTAGTTGTAAACCAGGCATTCATATCAGCAAGCCACTGTGCTTTTGCAGCTTCATATTCATTTAGAAACTGAGCTAAGCTGTTTTCATACCAAGCCTTCGTAGCTGTTGTCCATGCCTCCATTGCAGTAACCCAGTCGGCTTTGTCTCCCTCATACCCATCTAAAAAGGCATTTAGTTCAGCGTCATATTGGCTGGTTCTTAAATTAAACCAGCTTTGATATTGGTTAAAAATCGCTGTAGTATCAGCTTGCAAGATAGAGTTCACAATACCGCAGCTTTCTGTATCAAGCCTTGTATCAGTAATATCCGCTTCCCGTATTTCATAAGCCCCTTGAGCAACATAGATATTGGCAAGCCCCAGCTCATAGATATCTGCTCCTCGTTCTAAGGAAGGAGCTGTCGGATTTGAATTTGGTATCCCTTCTTTTATATAGATTCGAATATTCCGATCTACTTGGCTCCATCTAAGCACTACCTTGTCTATTCGGGGTTTTAGTCCATCGGCAGTAGAAACTTTGAGGATTAATGTATCGGTGTTTTCATATAGATATCCATTAATATAGCCTGTACCCTTGTGGGCTTTTATCTCCATCCTGTCATAGGCAGCAATTCTTAAATTGTCTGCAGGCAGTGGAAAAATGCCGTTAGTGATAAACTTTGAAAAGTAGCCTGCAAAAATCTCCGCCTTGTATTTTCTATCACCTGCCACTGAATTAAAAAAAGCGCTTCGTTCCATCAAACCACCCCTTTCAAGCGTTCTCCCAATGTGGGTAATGGATCGCCAAAGACTAAGTCCACATGAAGGCCGTCTGCATCGTAGGTTTCTATTATTTCCGTTATTCTGAGCCTTCTAGATATACCAAGTAGGCTTGATTTTACTGTTACAATATCTCCCAAATCAAAGTCTACTCGATAGACTAGGTTACTGTTGGTGTTGGCAACCGCATCAAAACTCTCCCGCCTGCGCCTCTCAAAAAGTCTCTCTTTACCTCTCAGTTCTAGAGCTTTTAGGTATTGCTCATTGTTTTCATATTCGCTTGATCTTAGGTCCTTGGCATCAACAAATATTTCCTTGCGGTTAAATCCCACTTCATCCCCAAGCACCACCATCAGTCTGCTGCTGCCTTCACCTTCTCCAGCAATCTTGGCAATGTTGGCATAATCCTTAATACTATCGGTGTAGTTTTGTGAGAGCAGATTTTCAAATTCCCTAGAAAAAACAAAGGGATGCTCACGTCCCATATATAGTGAAAGTAAAATTCCATCCTTGGTTAAAACTGCCTTAATGCCAATCCCAGCTTCGCTTATTATCCCTGTGACTGTTTCGAGCAAGTTCTTAAAGCTAACCTGCATGGAGATGTTTTTTCCAATCAAAATACTTTCATAACTAAGGCCTGGTATGCACCTGTCTGTATCGCCCGGGTTAATGGCATGATTATTGATTAATTGTCCAATACACTGGCCAAGATCTCCTTGTAGGTTTTCAGTGTCCCAAATGATTCTACTTTCAAGCACTACACCTAAAAAACGTCCACGCACAGTAATTACTTCTTGTTCCACCGATTCAATTAAGATTGTTTCTATTATTGCACCTTCATTATCGTTGATCTTTGCTAAAATGTTGCCAAGGGATAAGAGGGGTAAGTTTTCCGGTGCGCATTTTAACTCAAACTCCCCAACAATTGAATATCTCCTAACCCAGCTTAAATGGGAGTAGCTTTCAATATAGCCAATTCTCTCATAATTCCTGTTATATACATTAAGCAAAAGCTACACCCCCAAATACTGCGGTCTAAAATACACATTGACTTCTAAGTTATTAAGGTTTTTCTTTGCATCATAACGAAGGAGGTTAGTGCCCACTGCAAGCTGTAAAAAGTCGGAGTTTTCATCTAGACTGGCAAAGGCATTAGTACCGCCTTCTAAGCTAGATAACACTCGCTTATTGGCAAAGTGGGTTGATATGGTGATAATTTCTCCTACCTGCATCACCCTGTTTAGCTTGATAAATTTACCCGTTACCACATCAATAACCATGGGATCTTCTACAATCCCCTGGGCAATAAACTCGAAAGTTGCTCCACAAGGCACACTGCCTACATTTTCAACAGGGATGATCAGGCTCTCCTCACGAAAGCCCATCTCGATTCCTTCCTCAACTGGTATCTCTAATTCAAAGCCAAAATTTGGATGCCAGCCGGCTAATAGTTTAGTTAGTTCCTCCACCGTTTCAAAATAAGGTGAGGTGCAAAGGAGGCTAATAAAAAAAGCAGGAGTCTTCTGACTGTCTGCCTTAAATACCGGAGCTTCTTCAACAATGCAGGGAATGCTTAAATTCTTAAAGATCAGCCTTCCTTTATATTTCGGGTTAAACGAATTTAGTAGCATTTTTCTAAGTTCATAGGCTTTTTCGATGGAGTCTGCCAGTATCCTTCCCTCAATAGTGATATTTCTCATATCTAGACTCCCGGAGACAAACACACCGCCATCTTGGTTAGGAGCTTTAAAGGTGGAGATAATATGCTTTACTGCACCTGTGCCGTCTATGCTTTGTAAAAAGAGGGGTTTTCTTTGCCGCAAAGTAACGCTCTCTCCGGCATCATTAACATAGGTTAGTTCCAACTAGATCACCCCCATTGCAAGTTTTCGAGAGGTTTTTTGAAATTCCCTGGCTAGCTCCCGCTCTGATAAAGGCTTGGGAGAGATAATCGTTATATTTTGCGTGATACCCCCAGCCCCTGCTCTAGTAATATTTGCCCCGTCTTTTAATTCGATATCTAATCCCGTAATGTTTAGTGCTGCCTCTGCTTTTACTTCGTTTACTAGCGCGTTCATACTATCGATTAATCTTTGCCTACTTTTATCAATACCATCAGCAAAGCCTGCTCCAATTTGCAGTCCCACTTCATCTCGGAATACCCTTGAAGGCGAGCTAATGCCAAGAGCTGATTTGGCTGCATCAAGAGCTGCCCGAGCAGCATTGGCCACTGCTCTTGCCAAGCTTTTAGCAGCATCCATTACACCGCTGGTTATGCCGTCAATAATGTTTCTGCCCACGCTCCACCAGTCAATATTAAATGCCGCCTTCATGTTGTTTACCACTCCAGTAATTAAAACCGTTGCTGTAGTTTGAAGTCCTGTCCAGATATTGATGAAGATATCTCTAATGCTGTACCAGATGTTTTCAAAGTTTGCTTTAGTATTTTGCCAACTGCTGAGAAAGAAGTCGCTGATAGCATTCCAAATTCCTATTGCTGAAGTTTTAATCCCTTGCCATACTGAATCGGCAATTCTTGAAATATCACCCCAAGTTTGTTGGAAGTTGCCTTTAACAGCGTTAAAGTTCTTCAGGAAAAAGTCATACATCGCTGTCCAGACTGTACTGGCAGTTGCTCTTATGCTCGACCAGACATTTATGGCAATATCATTAATTCCTTTCCAGATTGCACTAAAATTATCGCTAGTTTGCTTCCAGCTTTCCTTAAAGAAAGCTTGCAGTTTTGTCCAGATTTCTTCGGCGCTAACGACAATTTTACTCCAGGACTTAATTGCATTACTGGTAAGTTCATTCCAAGTAGCTTCAAAATCAGTAGGAATCTCGTTTTCCATGCCTTTTTCTACTTCATTCATGTTATTTGCAAAGCCCAGCCCAATGCCAAGAGCCATATTTGTTCCCATTTCAGCAAAGACAGCAGATGGAGAGCGAATTCCCAATAACCCTTTGATGCCACCTACAATATCGCCGACAAAACCGCTGATTTTATCTTTAACCCAAGTAATCATGGATGCAATCCCATCCCATAAGCCTAAGACGATGTTTTTGCCTACCTCCACAATAGAAAGGGCAGCTTTGCCAATGCCTGCAATAATAGCTGTGACGATTTGGGGAAGGTTTGCGATCAGTTGAGGCAAAGCTTTAATAAGGCCTGCCGTAAGCTGAATAACAAGAGCTATACCCATTTCAACGATAAGAGGGAGGTTTTGCGTAATAAAGTCCACGATACCCGTAATAATGGTGGGCAAAGCGGAAATGAGCTGGGGCAAGGCATCTAAAATCCCTTGTGCCAAACCCATTATTAATAGCAGTCCAGCATTTAACAGGACGGGGAGATTGTCCAGTAGACTCTGCACTATTGTTGTAATAGCGTCTACAGCAGCAGGTATTAATTGTGGCAATGCCAAGCCTATACCTTCTACAAGCGCAGTCACCAGTTGCACCGCCGCATCAATCAGAAGTGGAAGGTTTTCAATTAGCGCCACCACAATGGTCATCACCGCATCTACTGCCGCAGGAATCAGTTCAGGCAGTAAGTTCAAGAGTGTCTCCAACACTTGCGTGAACAGGCTCGTGACAGTTTCCAACAACATCGGAAGCAGGTCACCTATTGCTGTTAAAATTGCATCGAACGCAGGCGGGAGTGCGGTTACGATGTTTTCTAAAACAGGCACGATATTTTTAACGACTGCACGGAATGCATCCACAAGATTTTCCGTCAAATTTGTCATGTCTGCATTAGCGTTACCGAGTCCTGCTGTAAAAGAGCCAAGTGCAGCTTGTAATAACCCAATAGAACCAGAAATGGTCTCAGTTGACTCTCTCGCAAAGTTTCCGGCATACTGCTGTGTGTTCTCAAAAAACATCTGCATTGCGACTTCCGCTTTTTCCGCTTGTGTAGCGGTATTCCAAGTGAAATCTAGTCCCTTAGCAAGAGCATAAGCTTCGATGTTTGTAGCATTCATGGCAACACCTAAGTTATCCATCATGGTAAAGTTGCCTTTTGCCGCTCCCGTAACCGCTTCCATGGCAGAAGACATATCTATACCCATAACAGATGCCATATCTGCTGCACGTTGCATCGCTTTTTCGGTCAATTCAAGACTTTTTCGCTGTTCAATGCCAGAGCCTTGGAACAATGCACCCATTTTATTAGCTGTTGCCAAATACTCACTTTGGGAAATTCCGAGATTTCTATAGGCTTCTTCACCGGTCTTTTGAATTGAAGCAGCATATGCTCCAAAGACTGCTTCTGAGCCACCTAGGTTTTGCTCCAATTCCCCAAACTGGGTAACTACCTCTTTACCCAATTTTATAGCAGCAGCTCCAGCAGCAACTGCAACTGTGCCCATAGCCACACCGATGCCCTTGAGTATACCACCAAGCTTTTCAAATTTACCTCCAGAATCTTCCGCACTTTTGCCTGAGTTGTCCAACTCTTCACCGAGATTATCTGCTTCAACCGTAGACTGCTGAAGTTCACGCTCCATATTATTGAGTTCTGCCTGGGCTCTGTTCAGCTGAATCTGCCAGTTTTGAGTGCGGCGGTCATTTTCACCGAAAGAGGAGGTGGCATTATCAAGAGCGTCCTTAAGGGTTGAAATCTTTTCTTTTTGGGCGTCGATTTCTTCATTTAAAACCGCATTACGAGCAGTGACCGACTGGATGGATTTATCGTTTTTATCAAATTGACTGGTAACAAGGGCCATTTCACTACCTAGTACCTTGAATGTTTGATTGATTTCGGAAAGAGCCTTCTTAAATTCTCGCTCGCCCTCAACCCCTATTTTCAATCCAAAATTGTCCGCCATACCTTCACCTCCTCCTATATGCCTGGTGGGATAATATCGTCAATCGTTCGATCTTTCTTTGGCTTTTCGATCCCATGCCATTGCTTGTGGCAAGCCCATAAATCAAAAAACAGTCCAATTGGCATAAGCCAGAATTCCTCTGCGTCCATGCCCATCTGAACTGTTCCATAATAATAAAGTCGGGTAAAGACTTCAGCGTCCGTTACCCGACTTCCACGTTTTTTGGAGTTTCTTCCTCACTTTCCACGTTGCGCTTTGCACCTTTGAACATTGCTTCGGTGATTGCACTTTTATATTCCGCCAAATCAAGCGGTGAGG